GCCAAACTGCCCAAGAAACCGCCCCAGAAGCCCCGCAGAAGGCCGAAACCCGGGGCGCCCACACCGATACCCCAAACCATGATCCAAACCCGGCAGAAGAGCGTTCAGGTGAACTCGTAGCAGTGGGGGTTGCATCGTGAGCCATGATCCGTTCTTCGACGCCATTCGGGAGCGGCTTTTACCGGACGCCACCGACACCGAAATCGAAAGTCTGTTTGGCCAGTATTTGGGTGCCCAGCCCGAGCCGGTATTCATCGCTCACATCGCTGGTGACCCCAAACCCCAAGGATCCAAGCGCTACGTGGGTGGCGGGCGTGTCATCGAAGACAACCCCGGCACCCGGGTGTGGCGGCAATCCGCACAGCTCCAACTCGCTACCTACCGCAGCCGCCAACTGAAAGAACCCATCGACGAAGCGGTACTGGTGCAAGCGGTTTTCTGCCTACCCCGCCCTAAAAGCGTCCGCAGCATGCTCCCCACGTCTAAATCCTCATACGACCTCGACAAACTATGCAGGGCGCTAGGGGACGCCCTAGAAGGGGCCGGCGTACTCAAAAACGACTCCCGAATCACCACATGGCACGCCCGTAAACGCTACGCCGAAGCCGACAGCAACGGGCCAGCTATCACCGGCGTGTTCCTACGAATCTATAAGGAAAAACAATAATGTGTACGCTGTTAGACGAAAAAACCCGGCGCGCTAGGAAACCACACGAGTGCTATGCGTGCGGGGCGGTAATCAACCCTGGTGAGGAATACTGCTGGGAAAAATATGTAAACTGCGATGGCCTGTATGAACTGAAAAGCTGCTTAGCTTGCGACATGGCCTTCCCTGAAGTATGGAACTACGTGGGTGAATGGCGGTGCATATCTGACGAAGGCATCACCTTCGAGGACTATCTCGAATGGGCGACCGACCCCGACTACGATGACACCCCCGCCAAGCAGGCCTGGCGTCAGCGTGCCGGCTACACCAGAGAAGGGAAGCTCATTAAATGATCCTCGACGTCACCTGCGGCGCCCGACTCATGTGGCACAACAAACACCACCCCGGCGTGATCTACGCCGACCAGCGAGCAACCCACCACCAACTATCAGACGGCCGCCAAATCACCATCAGCCCAAACATCCAGTGCGACTACCGCGCCCTACCCTTCCGTGACAACACATTCCACCTCATCAACCTAGACCCACCCCACCTCCGGCGCGCCGGGGCGACTGGGTGGATGTGCCAGAAGTATGGGGTTCTCATGACCACGTGGCGGGAGGATTTGCACCGGTGCTTTGCTGAGTGTTTCCGGGTGCTTGCCCCGGGTGGCACGCTCACTCTCAAATGGAATCAAATCCACATCCCGCTCCGGGAGGTACTGGAGCTAGCCCCATACCCACCCCTGTATGGCACCCGCCACGGCAAAAACAATATGACGTCCTTCACGGTTTTCCATAAACCAATGGGATCAGGAGGTTTTCGAGTTGAACCCCAGCCCTGATCCTAAAGCCATCTGGCAAACTGTGCTTGCTACTGCCTACCAGTAGTATACCGCGGCGAAAAATAGTGACAGGTCGCATCGTGATGGAGTGGTGGTCACCCCCGTAGAAATCGTAGATTTTCAAGTCAGAGCGCTGAAAGACTCCCTTGCCGCCCAAGGCACCACACTAGCTGACCCACGGGTAGAAATCCTCGACCCCTTCGGTGGCACCGGCATCTACTGCGCCAGAATAATACAACTATCTGGGCTCGCACCGGATGAACTCGATGACCTCTATCACTACCGCCTACGGATGATCGAAATCGACCCCATCGCCTGCCAGATTGCTGACGCCAACCTCAAAACAGTCTTCGAAGAAGAAACAGGGCGGCTACCACGCCGCAGCATTGTTATCTGCACTAACACCTTTACGATCCCTACCGGAATGGAAAAACCCCATGTCTAAAAGCAAACGAACTAAACGAACCGTAATCTGCCTCCGCTGCCGAAACCTTAAACGCCACGAGTGCCGCGGCCTCTGTAAATGCTGCTATAACCATGTGCGAGAGCACCGCAGCGGTAACGACACACTCGACAATTACCCGCTCTACGCAGACCAAGAAAAATAATTCCCGCCATAAAATAGAACCAACTAGGTGATACCAAGGAGCCACCATGAGCTTGTATGATCTTTACCCGCCCATGCCTGCAGAGTTAGAGCCGTACCGTGGGTTGGCTCTTGGTGTAGTACCGATCGAGTTTAGGGGGTGTTTGGTGGGGCAGCCATGCATTGAAATATCTTCTGGCACTCCCGTTTTACTGCTAGAGAGAATTACTCCATCATGGCGGGGAGTTGCAGTATTAGACCTAACAATTGATTGCGTCCGCTACGCAAAAGCAGCAGATTTAGCACTCGCCCTAGAGGAAGAATTACCAACATTCTTATCTGGTGAATCACTCTATCTGATCCAGCATTCGAGCGAATATGAGGATCCTCTGACATGTGGGAACTCGGATATCAGTTCTCTCTACGGGGTGCGACTGAATCTTATCCCGCAGAATGTCTGGGGCGACATGATAGGCGACTTTTGGTTTTTCGATCTCGACAGGCAGCGCAAGGTGCTCCTGATGAGTTACAGCGGAAGTGGTTGCCTGGTAGAGGACCCGGATGCTGTGGCGAAATGGTGGGTGGGTGCGTGCCGGCTGATGCTCATGGTTGAACGAACCCCCGGCGAATCAATGTGGTAAAGAACACATTTGCATCGCCTTAAAAACCTATACCCCCACTTGAAGAATACAGTGTGACACTGTATAATAAAGAATGTAAGCCAAACGGTTTACAGAAAACTCAATAGTGGAGGGGAGGTGAACCCAAATGATCGAAAAGATCAGCTTGGCTCTCACGGCGATTACCACCGGTATCTCCGCCCTGATGTACCTGCATACCAGGCCACCAGGCGGTAAGCACCGGAAGCGGAAACGCTACCGCCGCGGTAAGCGCCAACGGTAACCCCCGGGTGAGCTAACAGCAACTTAGCTCACCCGGGGGAGACCCCACCACCCTACCACGTGAATCCCCAGGAAGGAGGAAAGCCCATGAAAGCTCGACCCATGTATGTTGCAGCAGTTGCCACGTACATTGCAGCGGTTGCAACCACCCTGTGCAGCAAGAACGTGCCTATCGTCACGCCTGTGATGCTTACTATCACCACCGTGATACTCGGGTACATCACCTGCACCGGCCGCTGGCGCCGCTAACCAGCAACCCCACCAGCTTCGGCTAGTGGGGTTTTCAAGTTCAGCCCCAGCTTCTATCACCCCTCCACGAAAGGTTCCACGATGATCGACATCACCCTTGCCAAAGACATCCCGCACCGAACAACCATCACCGATGCCGGAATAGAATACTGGACCGTCACGGCTATCACCCAGTACATCGGCGTCGCTAAGTCCACCTTCGCTAGCTACGTTGCCCGTGGCCAAGCCCCACAACCCGCATTCCAGCTAGAACGCACCCGCCTATGGGACGCCGCCGAAATCAAACGATGGCACGCCTCACGCCCCACAAAGTAACCACACCCCCCGCCCTTTGCCTCCCAGGGTGCGGTGAATGCCACTAGTGGCCAAGCCCCAGCTTTACCATTAGCCCACGCATACCAGCTGGGGAATGGGAGGAAACCATGGGCGCCACCACCGAGACGGGACTACGCGCCACGCTACGTGGCCTACAGGGCCTCTGGATGGAACTAGAGTCCGCCAAGTACCCCACCCCCACCCGTATAACGAACCCCCAGGGGGGTAGGAAACCCGGGGCCCACCCCTGCGCACCAGGCGGGGCCGCCACCACCTTAGACATCGACCTTACCCTTAGGCTCTTCGAGGTCGCCCGAGACGTCGCCAACCACATCCAACCAAGCCGCATCCTCACCTGCGACGCCCACCAACTCCTACGCTTCCTTGACTTCAATGCCGGGCTCATCGCCGGCCTAGACTTCGCCCCCGACATCCACGCCGAACTCCGCTACCTGGAGTCCAGACTCCTGGATTTCCTCCGCGCCGGGCAGCCCGTGGTGTGTGACGTCGGTGAGCCGTGGTTGACATGGCGCACTATCATCCATGCTGCCCATGCTGAAGGGTATACGGTTAGCCGTGCGCTGCTACGCAAGTGGGCCGAGCGCGGACACGTTGATACTCGCTTAAGCGCTGATCGTATCGCATGCTATCGACTCGGTGAGGTGCTAGGTCGCCTGAAAAATATGCCTTTGCCTGCTGTCACAGCAGATGATATAATCGACGCGACGACGCAGCCTGCAGAAAAACCAGTGGAGGGTTTAGGGCTCGCGTCGCCCCGGGGCGTTTTGATGGCTCCTCACCCCGGATAGCTCGTGGGGCAGGGGATTGCCGCTCCACTCCTCCTACTTTCTGACCTTCAGGGAGGGAATCCATATGGCAGCATGGCGAAACGGCGCCCCTACCCACGTGAAAACTCATATCCGCAAGAAAATCCTTGCTCGCGACGGCTACACATGCCAACAATGCGGCAGCCCAGCCGCCGAAGTAGACCACATCGACAACACCCGCGGCCCCGGATACGATGCTCTTAGCAATCTCCAATCGCTCTGTGTTCTATGTCACAAGGCCAAAACGCAACGTGAAGCCCTGGCGGGGCGTGCCGCCCGGGTAGCGAGAGTGAAGCGACCCCCCACTCCCTCATTTTGTGATATTCCCCACGCTAGCAGGTTTGATACCGACCGGGGGTAGGGGGGATACCCCCCTCGGCGGCCCTCGGGCCGCGGAGGGCAAAGGGCCTGCCAGCCTGTACGGGTTCCCAAGGCCCACCTAAAGGAAAGGTTAGGAAAACCTAAGAATACGAAGGGGGGTGCCGACCGTGCCCGGACCACCCCCGAAGAGGAATGCCCGCCGACGCAATGCCCGACCCGACTGGGTGACGCTCCCCGCCGATGGGCGGAAGGGGCGAGCGCCCCGATGGCCGCTGTCCGGCCGAGTGCAACGTGGTTGGGCGGAACTCTGGCGTCGCCCTCAGGCAGTCATGTGGGAACGCAACCACGACGAGTATTTGGTCGCCCGCTACCTCGTCCTGCGGAATGCCATTCAGGATGAGCTTGATAACAGCGTGGTCAATGCCACCGCTATGGCTGAGCTCCGCCAAATCGAAGACCGGCTGGGGCTCTCACCCATGGCCATGAAACGCCTCCAATGGGAAATCGGCGATGCCGAACAGTCCAAGCCCGAAGATGATGGGGTGGTGATCGATGCCCATAACCGCTTCGCTAATCTCTGACCTCACCATGCCACCCGGCTACTACCTCGGCGACAAAGGCGCCTGGTGCACCCTCCCATGGCCCACCACCATGGATGAAAAACTCGACCTCATCGCCCACTCCCTAGGCCCCACAGTCATCGACTGGGCCGAATGGCGCACCGACGAACCCGGCCTCCTCAACGACGACGGCGAACCCTGGCGATTCACACCAGGGCAAGCCCGCTTCCTCATCCTCTGGTACGCCTTCAACGACCAGGGGCGATTCATCTACCGGCGCGGCTGCAAACGCGGCAGCAAAGGCAGCGGCAAAGACCCCCTAGCCGCCGCCATGTGCAACATCGAGTTGCTCGGGCCCTCCCAACTGCATTGGGACGGCACCCGATACGTGGGCAAGCAGCACACCATGCCCCTCGTGCAGATCGCATCCAACTCCGAAGAACAATCCAAAGACGTCCTTCGGGTCGCTAACTCCCAATTTGGTGTTGAAGCCACCAACTACTACGGGCTGGACAAGGGGCGAACCGCAACTTTTGTGAAGGCCTCCCCGGCCCGTATCGAAGTGCTTACCGCTTCAGAGCGGTCCTCCGAGGGCGACCCTGCTACTTTCATCGTGCTCAATGAAACCCACCACATGACCCAACGCTCCGGCGGCCACGCGGTTGCTAAGGTCGCCCGCCGAAACGTCGGCAAATCAAAGAAAAGCGTGCAGGCCCGGATGGTGGACTTCACCAACGCCCACCAGCGGGGCCAGGACTCCATTGGCGAAAAGACTTTCGAAGCATGGCAGAAACAGCAATCCGGTAAATATCCGCAGCTCAAGAAAGACATCCTCTATGACTCTATTGAATTTGACCCCAAGCTAGACATCTACGACCCCAAGCAACGCATGCTGGCGCTCCAACAGGCCTACTCCGACGCCCCCTGGGCCGACCTCGAACGCCTCTCCGACGAAGTAGTCGACCCCGAGCTTTCGGCCGGTGACGCCATCCGCTTCTACATGAACGGCTTAGGGGATGCCGAAGACTCCTACGTGTCTGCCAAGGCGTGGGCGGCACTCGCCGACCCCACCCGCCAGTTTGAGCCGGGGGATCAGATCGCCATGTTCCTCGACTGCTCCAAATCAGAAGACGCCACAGCCCTCATGGGCTGCCGAATCTCAGACGGGTACAACCAAACGCTGGGCGTATGGTCAAGGCCCCGCGGCCCCCGCGGCGAAGGCTACCTCGTCGACCGCGACCAGGTGGACGCCCGGGTACGAGAAATCATGGAGATGTACAAAGTCGTCTGGTTCGGCGTCGACCCATCACCCGCCAAAGACGACACCACCGAAGCCTCCTACTGGAGGCCCCTCATCGACGCATGGCACCGTGATTTCCGCCGAAAACTCCGCTGCTGGGCAACAAAAACCCACTCCGTCCTCTGGGACATGCGACTCTCCGAACCCGGCGCCGCCGACCGGAACCGGCGCTTCTCCCAGGAGGTAGAAATCATCCAGGACCTTATCGACAAAGACGGCCTGGACGGGCCATTCCGACATGATGGCGACCCGGCGCTCACAGCGCACGTGAACAACACGAAAATCCGCTGGAACAAGTTTGGGTTGGCGATTGGTAAAACCAGCCGCGACAGCCACCAGCTCGTCGATTTGTGCGTGGCCATGGTGGCCGCCAACGTCGGCAGGCGTGAAGCCCTGAACTCCGGCAGGGTCCGTGCCCGCCGCAAGGCCGGCCCTAAGAAGCGAAGGAGAGTGATGATCGGATGACCCTCGAACTAATCCGCGACTACGAGCTCGCAGACGACGAGCATAACCTTATTGCCAAGTTGTCGGGGCGGCTGCAAGAACATGCCCGGAAGAATAAGGCTAAGTGGGCTTACTATGAGGGCAAAAACGCCCTCAAGGATTTGAATATCGCCCTGCCCGCGGTTGCTAGCAGCATCCGGGCGGTTGTTGGCTGGCCCGAAATCGTTGTTGACTCTTTAGCGGAGCGGCTGGAGTGGCAAGGGTGGATATCCCCAAAGGCCGACATCAGCGAACTAGACCAGGTGTTCGCCGAAAACGACTTGGCCTCCGAATTTGCTAAAGCCACCCTGGAATCCCTCGTCACTGGCATGGGGTTCCTCGAAGTATCAGCAGGCGGCGATGGTGAACCCACCATCATTATTGATGCTGTTACCGCAGGCGAAGCCACCTACACGTGGGATGATCGGCTTAACCGCATGGCAGCAGGATACATCGAAAAAACCGGGGAAAACGGCGAAAAATACCAAACCCTACATTTGCCGGACCGGGTGATCTCTATCATCACCGACCCCCACGAAGCGGAAAAAGAAACCATGTGCGTCAAACACGGCTGGGGTAGGTGTGGCCTGATCCGTATCCCAAACCGGTCCCGCGCCGGGAAAGATGCAGGCGCCTCGGAAATCACCACGGCCATCGAATACTACACCGACCATGGTGTGAGAACGGTGTTGGGCATGGAGTTCAACCGCGAGTACTACACCACCCCACAGCGCTATTTGTTGAATGCCACATTCGACCAGCTAGGCCTAGACGAGGACGCAACGGAAAGCGACCTCATCCAAATGGGGTGGAAAGTGGCCATGAGTAAGGCCCTGGTGGTGCCGCCGGGTGATCCTGATGATGGGCTGCCAACCATCACCGCGGGCCAGTTCCAAGCATCCCCACCGACGCCCTATATTGAAGAGCTCAAGATGATGGCGCAGTTAGTGTCGGCACAATCAGGGGTGCCCGTATCATATTTGGGCTTTGCCTCCGATAACCCGCCCAGCGCCGACAGCATTAGGGCCACCGAATCCCGCCTGGTGCGCCGCACCGAACTCCGACAATTGGCGTTCGGCCGGCCACTGTGCCGCGACCTCGCCTACGTGTGCAAAGCCATCCTCGACGGCAGGCCGCCCGAATGGGAGTTTATCGCCTCCCTCGAAGCGAAATGGCTGGCAGCCGCCACCCCCACACTCTCGGCAACCATGGACGCCATGACCAAAGCCGTTGCGGCTGAAATCACCCCGAAGCACTCCTCCGTGGTGTGGGGCAGGGTGGGTTTCAGCCCAACCGAGCAGGAAATCATGCGGAAAGAACTCGCCGAACAATCCGCCGCCCAACGGGCCACAGCACTTGCCGGCGGGGCCACCACTATCGGTGACGCCACCGTGCTTGACCTGGCCAGGGCAAACCGAGAACCCGAAGAAACCAGCGGCACCAATGAAACAGCTGCTGAAACCGCCCCGCAAGAAAACACAACCACTTCGCGTGGGGGTGGCGGATGATCTCAAACAGCGCGCCGACGCCCTAGGCGTCATGATCCGCGCCGGGGTCGAACCCACAGTAGCCGCTGACCTGGCCGGCCTGCCCGGAATCCGATTCACCGGGGCAACCCCTGTATCACTATGGGAGAAAACCTAAACAACACCCATGGGAGGGAGGTGCTAGCATATGGCGCGAGACCTGGATGCTGAAGCCGACTACCAGCAGGCCATGGACAACCTGCGGACCCTCGCTATACGGGATCTAGTGTCCTGGTGGAAACAAACCGAAACCTTAGGCTTTGCCGACGCCAAGCAGCTTATGGAAGAGCCCTTCCAGGCGATTATCGCAGCCTACGGGGAACAAGCCGCCTACGCCGCCGCCGACTACCTATTCCGCTCCCGCAGCCTCGATGATAACCTGAAAGGCCTGGAATATCCCGAAGTGGCTGACCCGGCGGGATTCGAGCAAATCCTCGGCTCCTACGCCTGGGCAATGAACACCTCCCGCACCGTAACCGGCGATCTAGACCGGCAGCTAGCGCTACGGAAACTTGCCGGCATCACCAACCGCCTCGTGCAACAACCAGCCCGCGAAACTGTATACCAAGCCACCCGAAAAGCCGGCACCCGCTATGCCAGAGTGCCGGAACCCCACGCCTGCACCTTCTGCCTCCTGCTCGCCAGCCGCGGCGCAGTCTACAGCCAAGACACCGTGCTACGCACCGAAGCCGGCAAAAAATACCACGACAACTGCAAATGCCTCGGCATCGAGGTGCAAACCCCCGCCGACCTGCCGAAAATCAACCAAGAACTAGAACAAATCTATATAAAATCCGGCAAATACCCAGGCAACGACCAAGAAGCCTTCGCCGAAGCCATAGAACGCCACCGAAACCAAACACCCGACTGGGTACCACCAGATGCCGTCCGCTACCGACGTTCAGTCGACATGTCGAAAGCTACGGTCAAGCGGAAAATCACCGCCAAAGAAGCCCTAGACATTGGCTTGGCGGATGATACAGCATGGCCTGACCAAGAAGATCGAATCCGTAAATGGCTAGAAGATAACGGTGCGCAATCCGTCATCAAACTGAAAGAACTCGATAAAATACCTGGTGGCGCAGGACTCAGGTTTAAAGAAAAAACTGGGATTTCGAATACTCCTGATGCCATTGTTGATGGGATCACCACGGAGATGAAATCCATCACCTCGAAAAGCGGAATTAATAACAGGGCCAGAAAAGGGAAAAAACAATCGAGCACGCTCATTTGCGATCTAAGGGAATCAATACATGATGAGAAAACTATCTTGGCTGATTTACGTAGGGCAGTAGACAATAATGGTGCATATCTTGATAGAATCGTAGTGATAACCGTGGAAAAAACCATTCTCTGGGAAAGGAGCTAGAAATGTCGTATGTCGCATCCATCATCATTCGAGGCGCTGCCGAAAGTCCCGAGGATGTCATCACCCAAGCTGAAAATTTAATTGCCTCAAATTTTTCTTCGGCGAAAAGGTTCCCGAGTGTCCGTGTCCTTTTAACCCCCCCCGAATTTAAACGTGATTTTGGACTCGCCGAGATTGATGTTACCCAGTCTCGGGACTCAGATGCGCTATCTCTCCTGAAGGAGATTTTCTTCTTCCTTTGTGAAGAAACAGATTGGGCCTTGGAACTCGACTGGGATGGCGCTGAGGTCCTCGGCGATAATTTCAGCGAATACATGCGGCGTCCCCGTGGCACGTCTGGTCCTGTGGTGTTCGACCCGGATTCCGATGAGGAACAAGACAACCCTTATTGGGAAAGGGAAGCCCAGCTAACCGCAGGCGCTTAAAACTATCATCCCCAGCAACCCGCGTTCTCCCCACGAGATCGCGGGTTTTCTCATGCCCAAACAAAACCGAAAGGATACAAAATATGCCAGCCAGAGCATTATCAATGCCGCCCTGGGTGCGAACCATCGCCCCCGACGTCCCTGCCGGTGGTGGTATGACTGATGCCGCCCAGGCGGATACCGTAACCCCGCAAGCCTCAGACCGCGAAAGCGAAACCCCCGGTGATAACAGCAGCGGTAATGATGATGAAGGCGACCCCGAGCCAGGGCCGGCAGCTGATGCGACCGTGTGGAAAAAACACGCTCGCACTTGGGAAACCCGGGCCAAGGAAAACAAAAAAACCGCTGACAGTCTTCAGGCCCAGCTTGACACCGAAACAGGTAAAACCAAGCAGGCCGAGGAAGCCCTTGCTGAGGCAACCAAACGCCAACAGGCAGCCGAAGCCGCTGCCGCCCGCCTAGAGCTCGCCCTGGAATTCGGCCTCAGCCGGAAAGAAGCCGAAACCTTCCTCCACGGCGATACCGAAGCCATGCGCACTCAAGCGCAACTCCTGGCGGAACGCGCCGGGGCTGGGGCGTCGAAAAGCCGCCCCGCCACCTCGCCGCTCCAAGGCAAGGGCAAGGCCGGCTCCTCGAAAGAAAGCGACCGCAGCTGGGCGCGCCGCCTCATGGGCAAAACCAAAACCGAAAAGTAAAAGGATGTGATTCATCATGCAGCTCAACCCAATCCGTGAACCCCTGGGGGTCGATAACCGCAAGTGGCTAGGCAGCCGCCACGGCGTGGCCAATGCCCAAACCGTCACCATTGATGGAAAAAAGATTTCCGCCGTTGTGAAGGACAACATTTTACCTTCCGGTATCCCGCTGAAGCGGGGGACTGGCGGTAAATACGAGCCAGTGACCGCGGCAGGTGACGTCTTAGCCGGGTTCCTGCTCACCTCCCAGTCCGCCAAGCAGAAAGACGTGGATATCGTGGCCCCCATGCTCGACCACGGCCGCATCCGGGTGAAATACCTCCCCGAAGGCGTGTTCGACATCACCACTCTCACCACCCCTAACCCCCTGTTCATTCTCACCCCGAAGGAAGGTGACTAATCATGCTATGGACCGAAGTTGTGCAGCCGCAGTCCCTCACCACTGTGGCCCGCGAAACCCTCGACGAGCGGGAACGCTCCAAAAACATTCTCGCCCAATTTCTCCCCAACCGTGTTGTTGATGACATCTCCGTAAGCCTGTCCGCAACCACCAACGGCCTGGTTGAAGTAGCCGAGTACCGCGCCTACGACGCTGAAACCCCCATCGGCGCCATGCCCGGCGGTAAGAAAATCTCCCTGGAGTTGCCGCCCTTGGGCCAGAAAATCCCCGTCAGCGAATACGACCAGCTCCGGGCCCGCGGCATCAATGCCCCAGCATCCGGCAAAGACCTGATCGGCCGAGCCACAGTCACCGCAGCCCGAGCTGTCGCTGACCGGGTGGAAATGCTCCGTGGTGAGATTCTCACCACCGGTAAAGCCCTCATCAGCGAAAACCAGTTCAATGTGGAGCAGGACTTCGGCCGCGACCCCCGCCTCACCACCACCGTAGGCACAAAGTGGGACCAGTATGCCACTGCAACGCCGATCGAGGACCTGCAGGCCCAAGCAGAGGTTTATGCCAACCTCAGCGGTGAGGCCCCCGGCTACCTGCTGGTATCCCCCAAAGTCATCACCAGCCTGATCCGATGCGAAGAAATCCGCAAAATGGCTGGCGGTGTGAACGGCATCCCCAGCATGGTGACCGTGGACTTCCTCCACAGCGTGCTTGCCTCTTTCGAGCTGCCGCCCCTGTTGCGATACGACCGGAAGATCCGCAAAGGCGGCGTGCTAAAACGGGTGATTGACGAAAAAATCGCCATCATGCTCCCCGCCGTGGATGGTGAGGAATCCCCCCTAGGCCGCACGTTCTGGGGCACCACTCTTGAAGCCGTCGACCCGGCCTACGGTATCGCCGAAGAAGACCGCCCCGGCATCGTGGTTGGCGCCTACCAAGAAGACGACCCTAAATCCACCTGGGTGCGGGCTAATGCTATCGGCATGCCCGTCGTCGGCGACGCCAACTACACCGCGGCCATGACCGTCCTCTAAGAACAAGGAGAATACCCATGGCAACCATCCGCAGCGACCTGGAAAGCTACGTCATTGCGCACGATGAAACCCAGGCCCATGTGCTCGCCCCAGGTGCGGAAGTGCCCGACGGCGTAACCATCCACCCTGACTTGCTGGAACCGGAACCTGAAGATCCCGAGGACCCTGAAGATCCTGAAGAATCAGGTGACGACGGGGCCGGTGGGGAGGACAAACCCCCCGCCAGCCCGAAGACGAATCGTCGGAGCAGTAGTCGTGCTCGCAAGTCTTGACGATGTGAAGGCCCGTATCCCCCATGTGGATTTCGACGAAGACCGTGCCCTAGGGCTACTGGAAGAAGCATCTGCCCTGGTTGAGGGGTACCTGCAAAAACCAGTGCCCGAACCGGTGCCGGAAACCATTAAAATCGTGGTGTCCCGCATGGTAGCCAGGGTTATCGAAGCCCCCAAAGAAACCGCCTTTCAGGAATCCATGCAAGTTACCGCGGGCCCGTTTAGTCAAAGCGCTAATTTCACCCATGGTGGTAGTGGTGGTGCTCCCTGGCTCACCGCATCGGATAAAACCATGCTGGCCCCCTTCCGTAGGCGCCGACGCGGCATTTACTCCATCACTATGAGCTAACGAAAAGAGGGCGCGATGCCAGGCCTCCCTACGATTAAGCGGTACCCGGTGACCCGGCTCCGTCGCTTCAAAACCGGCACTGATGAGCTCGGCAACACTACCTACGGGCTCCAGGGCACCATTATTCATGTGGTGGGCTGGGCGAAACCCACCACCGCGGAACCTGAACTAGCGGGCCATGCCCGCCGAACAGTCGCCATAAAAATGTACGCCCACCCCGGTGACTTTATCGAAACCGACATCGTCATCCTCACCCCAGGCGGTGAACGCCTAGAGGTTGTGGGCGAACCCGAAAACTACGAACACGGCCCCTTCGGCTGGGCCCCAGAATTGGAGGTGATTAATCTTGCCGGAATCGAATAACCAATGGTTAGAAGTAACCCTCAGCGCTGAGGAAGACCGATCCGATTATGTCCAATGCGTAAGCCTATCCTTCGATGGCGGCAGTCTTATCTGCTTCGCCGATGAAGGCATGCGGCAAGTACGAGCAGCCTATTCGCCCACCGGATGGGCCAGGTGCAGGTGGGTGGATTACAGCGAAATACGCGCCGAACAAGACCGCGCTCGGTGCAAGTGAGCAGGCTATGGCAAAGTACGTGCCGAACAAATCCGCGCTGAAAGCACTGCTCAAAGACCCCATGACCCAAGGGATCGTAGTCGACCACGCCGAACAAGTAGCAGCAGCGGCCGGCGACGGGTTTGTCTCCTCCTACCAGATGGGCAAAACCCGCCACCGATGCATTATCTACGCCGATACTTGGTCCGCCAAACGTCGAGAAGCCAGGGATAACATCCTCACCCGAGCCCTAGGCTAACCCGCCTTCTGGAAGGAGGCCCATGTGACCACCGCAACCACCACAGTGATTGCTGAGCTGGCGCGCCGGGTAGGGGTGCCAGTATCTAGCCGCATGCCGGGCAGCCCGAAACCGCAGGCCTTCATCATTGTTTCCCGTATCGGCGGCGGCATGGAGGACTGGGCACTCCGCAACCCCCGGTTTTTGGTGGAGTGCTACGCCCACACCGAGCTAGGCGCTGAGGCCCTGGCCGAAACGGCCTACGAAGCATGGGTGCGGATGAGGTCCGCCAAAATCCAATCCACCACCATAGATACCCTCACCAGGTACGACGACCCCGACCCGAAGCTCTATCGCTTCCAGCTCACCGGTGGTGTGCGGCTTTTAGCCCACTAGCCGGCCCCTGGTGCGGCAGCAGGGGACACCGTTCTGCCGCAACTCCCTTTCTAACTTTCCTGATTGGAGAACCATCATGGCTATCAATATTCAAAATGCTTTCGTTGCCGCCCCGCCCATCGACGGTGGCGTCTATTTCAACGCCCCGATCGGTACTCCGTTGCCGAAGACCGCCACCGAAGCCCTTAATCCAGCATTCGTGGATCACGGTGCTGTGGGCGAAGACGGTTTCAACAACACCCCTACCCGGGAAACCAGCACCGAAAAAATGTTCGGCGGCGACGACTGGGTGGATCTGCAAACCTCATACACCGAAACCGTCACCATCACCCTGCTAGAAGACGACAACGAACACGTGCTGAAGTCCTGCTTCGGTGACGCAAACGTCATCGAAAAAGCAGCCACCGACAAACACGGCCGGCAGCGCACCATCTATCACACCGCTGAACGGCTACCACTAAAAAGCCACATCGTCAAAGCTGTCTCCGGCGAAAAAGCTAAAACCTTGGTCGTGCCTAACGGCCGGATCAGCACCGTGGAAAAAACCGCAGAAACCCACTCTGCATCCACGAAATACAACATCACGATCACTGCTTTCAAGGGCCCCCAGGAATACAAATACGCCAATGTATTCGAACTCCGGGACGACGGCATGGTCGACCCCAACACCCCAGACCCCGACGCCCAAGACAAGACCGTGACCCTCCCCAGCGGTGTTACAGGTGGCACCTTCACCCTTTCCGTCGATGGCCACGCCACCGCCGAACTGGCGTTTAACGCCACCGCCGAAACCGTGCAGGCCGAGCTACGTAAACTCGCAGGCGCCACCACCGCCACCGTCACCGGTAATGCTGGCGGGCCCTACACCATTAAAGATGTTACCGGGGCCCTCACCGCCGACGGGTCCAAACTCACCGGTGGTGCGGGTACCACCATCACCGTAAACCCCTAAACCCCTCCCCGGTAACTCCGGGCGGCGGAGGGAACAACAACGGCGGCGGGGCTGTACCGCCGCCCCCGAAACCGGACACCCGCCGACGCGCTGTATCATTTGGGTGGGAAGACACCTCATCGAAAACCTACAACTGGGAAGAAGCCCTCCAAAAGGTAGTGGCCGCGGGCGGCAACACCATCGACCTCGCAGTAGGCCGACCCGAATGGTTGCTTTCCCCAGAAGTGCCCTCAGACAGTGGGCTCACCTCATCCCTATCAGCAGCCGAAGGCGACCCCATCGCAGGGATCATCGACACCGCCCGCGCAGCTGGTATCACAAGTATCTACCTCACCCTGGATGCTATGGCCACCACCACCCTGGCGAAACCCGAATACCAAGACCTCCGGGCAGTATCCAGAGACGGCACCATCCGAAACGACCTGGGTAGCGCCTACGCCCTCACCAAAGGACACATCGGTGACATGCTAGAGGCAGCCGCACGGCACCTCGCGGCCCGCTACGGAAACCGCATCAAAGGCATCATCCTCACCGAAATCCACTGGGACTCCGGCAGCTTTTCGGATAAGGACTTGGAGCTATTCAAACAAGACACCAGCGAGGCGGATTGGACCCGCCGCGGCGACGGCACTCCCCACGAGGGGCCCAAAGAGCTGGCATGGTTCGGCGATAAAATGGCCGAAGTCGCAGGCCGCATCAAACGCGCCATCGGCACCAACCAACTGGTTTTCGACGTGCGAGTCAACTGGGCCAACCCGCCCGCGGGCCGGCCCGACAGCGGACACGACTACGCCAAACTACTGCGACACGCCGATCTACTTCAGCCCTGGGTCTACTTCGACGCTGGGCAGGCTGGAAAAGCCGCGCCCCTGGTGGAAGCACTCACCGCACAATGGCCAGGCAGGATCCGCCCCTCCATTGGGCTGTGGGGTGCGGGCGGCACCACCATCCCCGCAACCGACCTAGACACGGCTATCACCTCACTACGCACCCAACCGTGGCTGCAAGTCACGCCGGCATCAAAGCTCACCACTGCCCACTGGCAGGTGCTGAAAAACTGGCGTTAACCACACTGAAAAAGGGGTCGTGGGCAAAACCCCGTTGCTGCCCGCGGCCCCTCCCACCCTCTATCAACCACACCTAAGGAGCCAACATGGCATTCGATATCTCCGGATTCGATAACATTGAATTCAACATCCCTGCAGGCAAAGACAAAAAAGTTACCATCACCATCCCACCAGTTGACTGCCTGTATCCCACAGACATCACCGCCATCCAAAACGAAGCCGATAAACAGCACATCGGCAATGACTCTGTTGAAATTACGCGGCTCTTTCTGCTCCACTTCAATAACACCCAGGTGAAGAAGGATGCCATCAGCAAGTTGGTACAACGCCAGCTGGTGGAAATTGACCGTATCTGGGGCCAGGAATCAGGTATTCTGTTGGGGGAATCCTTGCCCTCCACCGGTATGCCTTCGGGGGAGACCCCCAACTCACCGACGCCCTCCGAGTAGACCTCCTCCACATTGGGTACTCACTCAGCAACGTAGGGCGCACCTACCGGTGGAGTGACCTCAGGGCATTCCTCAAACACCTGCCTGCCACATCCCACCTCCACACCTACCTCAACCCCGCAGCCGCCGAAGCAGCCGCCTGGGTGGTACCCACCAACCAAATATTGGGTGCGCTCTTCGACCAACAGTACATCCTGGCCCTGGCCCGCGCCGGGAAAAACACGAGTGGTGTTGGGGGTCTTATCCAGCAAACCATCGAAGGTATTGAGGCCTCCCACCAGCAGGTGAGCCGGCCGCATAGGCGGGAACTGACCGCCGCGGAGATCAGGCAGAAAGTCAAGGAAAAGCACCACATCTAAATCTGAAGGAGGGGATTTTTCATGGGCGCAGAGCTCGGCACCGGCTACATCTCGATCATCCCCGAGGTGAGCAAAATCAGCCCCACCATCGCCAAAGCGCTGGGGAGTGTGGAAAGCGAAGCTGAGCGCCGCGGCGGCTCGTGGGGAAGCAAGCTCGCCGCTGGCGTGGGCAAGACGCTGAAAGCGGGAGCGCTCGCCACTGGTGTGGCGGCAGGTGGGCTTATCGGCACCGCCATGGCCAAAGGCATGGGCCGCCTCACCGCTATCGAAAACGCCCAGCAGAAACTCCTCGGCCTAGGTAACGACACCAAAACTGTTGCCGGGGTTATGAATGATGCGCTTTCCTCGGTGAAGGGCACCGCCTTTGGACTGGGGGAGGCAGCATCCACCGCTGCAGGCCTGGTTGCCGCAGGTATTAAACCCGGCCAGCAGTTGGAAACCACCCTGAAAACTGTGGGTGACACCGCTGCTATTGCCGGCCGGAGCATGCAAGACGTTGGCGTTATCTTCGGGTCGATTGCCGCCCGCGGTAAACTCCAGGGCGATGATATGTTACAGCTGATGGCGTCGGGCATTCCTGTGCTCCAGCTGCTCGCCAAGGAAACCGGGAAAACTTCTGCCGAAATCTCGGATATGGTTTCCAAAGGCAAGATTGACTTTGAAACCTTCGAAAAAGCCATGCGTGCCGGCATGGGCGGGTCGGCCTTGAAAATGGGCGAATCCTTCACGGGTGCCGCAGCTAACGCTCAGGCAGCCCTGGGCCGCCTGGGCGCTACCGCGTTGAAACCATTTTTCGGCCTGGCGAAGGATGGCCTGGTGGTCGCCACCCGCGCCATCGACGGGCTGGAAACCAAAATCAAACCAGTTGCAGCCGATATTGACACCTTCCTTCAGCAGCGACTAGTGCCAGGGCTCAAAGACGCCAAGAGCGCTGTGGCGAATTTTATGCAGTCCGATCAGGGCAAAGGCATGCTTACCGGCGTACAGGCAGCCTTCAGCGACGTGCTTGATGCAGGTAAAGCCTTAGCGCCCGTGGTATCTACCGTGGCTACTGCTCTGGGGCAGGCATCCGCAGCCCTCGGCGTTAGCACCTGGAATATTTTCCTCGGCACCCTGCATGCGGCATCTGGCGTACTCGTTGCCCTGGCCCCGTCCCTCCAGTCTGTCGCTGACCTGCTGAAAGCCCACCCAGGGCTATTGGCGGCCGCCATGGCAGGCTGGGCGGCGTTCCGCACCGTGCCCGGTATCGTTGGCGGTATCACCACCACCGTAGGCCAGTACACGTCCAAGCTATCCGAGATGCGGGGGCACGTGTCTAGCCTGTCTGAAATGCGGGGACAAATATCCAGCATCCAAAAGTTCTACAGGGACGCTGGTGTGGAAATGGACCGGGTCGGGGCAACCACACACTACCTGACCGGCGAGCAAAGCGGTTTGGCCGCCGCCGTGCTTAAGGCCGAGGCCGCATTCCAGCAGGGCTCCCCAGCCCTGAAAACATTTGCGGAAAAGCACACCGAAGCAGCCCACACCGCCCGCGCTGCCCTGGGCTCGATCGGTGACGCAGCAGTTGGTGTGGCCCGTGGCGGGTTCTCCCTGCTGAAATCCGGCGCCGAAGGCCTACTAGGCGCCCTCGGCGGGCCTTGGGGCCTGGCGCTCACCGGTGCCGCCGCAGCCCTTACCCTGTTCGCCAGCGAAAACGAAAAAGCAGCTAAGGCTGAACAGCAGCACAAGAACAACGTTGATGATCTTAAGAACTCCCTGAACGGCATCGAGGAGGCAGCCACCAGGTCGGTGATGGTACAGCGCGCATCCAGCGAAGGCCTGATAGACCTGGCCAGCAAGGCAGGTATCGCATCCAGCACTGTGGTGGACGCCATGATGGGGCAGGCCTCCGGCCTGGAAGCCATCCAAGGCAAGGCCGAATCCATTGTCACCGCGTTCATGCACGCCCACCCCCAGCTGCAGCAAGCTAAAATCTCCGCCGATGATCTAGAAGCCGCCCTCAACGGCAACAAGGATGCAGCTCTTGGCGTGGCCACCGCCCTCGCTGATCTTAATGGTGGCAGCACCACCGCCAAGGAGAACGCCGCCGAGTCCTTTGCGAAATGGAAAGAGGGGCTGACTGATGCCGACCAGGCGACATTAAAGTTGGCTGAGTCCACCCGGGGCGCCAACAATGATTTAGCTGAGGCAACCAGGCAGCACGAAGCCGAAGCTGCCGCCATGACGAATGCTGCTAAGGAAGCCGACACGGCGGCTCAGATCTACTCGATTCTGGGTGACAAGATCAAAGCCATCCCCGATGACAAAACGATCAAGGTGGAGTCGGATGCGATCACCGATGAGACCAAACAAAAGCTGGAGGCCATGGGGGCGAAAGTCTCCGAGCCCTTTGAGGGGCAGGTGACCATTGACTTCCCCGACGCTTTCTCCATCATTTCCTTACTGGATCAGATGGGGGTCAAGCTCTCCAGCCTTGACGGATATATTCACATTGATAACGCCGAGGTGCCCGGCACTATCGAAAAACTAGATGCCCTAGGGTTGAAAACGAAAACCCTTCCCGGCGGCAAAGTCGTTATCGACTCCAACGACCCTGACGTGAAGACCCGCATGCTCGATCTGGGCATCCTGGTCAAAGACAAACGCACCGGTGAAGTCAAAATCAACGACAACGTACCAGAAGTTATCAAGCGGATCCATGGCCTGAGCGGGCAAAACACCACATCTCGCCACACGATTTCGGTGGAAACCGTGTATGTAGGTGGGGGCCGTCCCGCGCTTCTCCCTGATGGCAGCCCGGCACGCCGTGCTATGGGCGGTGTTGTAGGGCTCGCAGCTGGTGGTTTGTTCGGCACCCCGGCGGGGTACCGGCTGCCCCTCTCCGGGCCCGGTACCACCGAGGTCGATGGTTTCCAGGGCGTCGATAGGCAGGGCAGGCCCACAGCCCGGGTTGATGCTGGGGAATGGGTTATCAACCGTAGGTCATCGGCCAAGCACCATAATCTGCTGCGGGCCATCAACGATGATTCCCCCAAGCTCAATAAGATCCTAGGGGGCGTGCAGGCTCTGGCTGATGGTGGGGTCGTCACCCCCGGCCAGCTCCTGCGGTTCGCCAAAGGTGAAACCGTCAACGGTAAGAAGGCCCCGCGGTCTCTCGAAGGCGCACCGTATGTTTTCGGCGGTGGGCTACTCGCTAACTGGGGTGACTGCAGCGGTGCCATGAGCGGCCTGGCAGCACTAGCTGTGGGCTGGCCACTCGACGGCCGTAAGTTCGCCACCGGGGATGAAGGCCCCGTGTTGGCCCGTATGGGTTTCAGTACCGGCCTGGGCAGTGGCGGCCCCAGGTTTTCCATTGGCTGGCTTAATGGCGGCCCCGCCGGTGGGCACACCTCAGGTACTGTTCATTTCGCTGACGGCCAAGCTGTCAACGTCGAAATGGGTGGCGCGCGCGGCGATGGTCAAATCGGCGGTGGGGCGGCACCAGCCTCCCCCCCCCAATACACCAACCATGCCTACCTGCCGCTTATTGCCGGGCAGATCGTCACCATCAACGGCAAAGACTATGATCCTGCCGACTTTTTGAACCTTGGGGATGACATCGAGTCCACCTCCGTGGATGGGGTGAAAACCAGCCGCGGTAACGTTTCGTGGGGCAAAGCCCAGTCCTTGTTTGACCAGGCCAAAAAGTATGTGCAGTACGGGCCGAAGTTCGACACCGGCGGCCGGTGGCCATCCGGTGTTCGAGGACGGAACGAATCCGGCGCCGACGAATTGGTTTTGACGAACCAGCAGTGGCGGCACCAATCGGCCATTGCCAGGGCCCTACCGGAGATCGGTAAGCAGAACGCTACTGCGGCGAAAATCCTCATGGCGGCAGGCGAAAAATTCGACCAAGCTGCTGGGGAAATCTCTACCGCGGCAAAGCTCTTCACCCACGATGCCGAAGACGTTCGGGTGGTCGTGCAAGCCGAAGGCCGCCATTTCGGTGACGGCTGGTTGGATTCCGCCGAAGTCGTGAGGGATGCCGAAAAGGGTCTCTATGAGCTGCGGAAAAAGATCGCCACCGAGACTGACGGCATCAGCAAGGCCGAAAAGGAGCTTGCTGACGCTAAGAAGGAGCTGGCGAAAACCGAGAAAGAGGGCGCCGCGGTATCCAAGGCTGATAGGCGAAAACTTGAGGACGCCGAAAAATCTTTGGCTGATGCCAGGAAGAAGGGCAAAGCCGATCGCATCGCCGATGCCGAGAAGAAACTCGCCCGGGTGCGGGAAGATATTGGCGATAACTTGGAAAAATCCACCGACAAGAACGCCAAGGCCGTCAAGAGCGCTCAGGAAAAGGTGAATAAAGCGGAGGACAAGTTGGCGGCGGCTCGTGCCGCCCAGGCTGAGTCCCTCGCTGATCTAGAGGCGGCCGAGCGTACCGTGGCGGCATCCCGTTATCAGGCAGCCAGCGAGATTGCCGAGAAGATCGGCGGCTCCCTCTCCGCCGGTATTGGGCACATCGCTAGCTTCTTCTCTGAGATAGAGAAGGCCGCCGGTATCGTGGATAAAACCCGGCAAGAGGTTTCTAAGCTGGAAATGCAGCAGCAAACCAACGCCCTCACCAGGGTGAAAGCGTTGGCTGAGCTGCAGATCAGGGAGTGGGATGTAGAGCGTACCCGTGCCCGCGGCATCGTGAGCATTGCTCAAGCCGAAGCCGCCCTCGCCGAGGCCCGTAAGCAATCCGCTCTCATGGGGTCCACCAGCGTTGAGGCTATGAAAGGCGCTATTGACCGCTTCTACCGCACCGGCAAATTCACCGTTGAAGACCTGACTGCCTCTGTGGTGGCAAACAGTAAGGAAATCCAGGTTGCTGAGTGGGGGATCCGGGTCGCCCGGGCCCAAGCCGCAGTCGACGACCTGGAGGCGGCGAAAGCTCAATCCGAGGCCCGCTATGAGGCGCTGGAGGCAACGCTGAAACAAACCGCGGCAGCGCAGCTGCTGCGGGCCCAAACCACAGCCCTTGCTGAACAAACCGCCAGCCTATACGGTATGACCGCTAATCAGGCTCAGGGTGCGTCCAAGGGCTTCGGTGGGGTGTCGAAGCTGGTAGGCGGCATCGGCAAGCTCCTGGCCGGCGCAGCTGCTGGTGTCGCTGGTTTCACCGTCGGCGGGCCACTAGGTGCCCTAGCAGGTGCCGGCATGGCATTGGGCGGCCTGAAAGACTTGGTGCAGGGCGGCATTGACATCCACCAAAACAAGGACTCCATCAAGGACGCCTGGAAGAACTTGGGGACAGCTGAAAAAGCCGCCCTGGTTCTGGGGTCCGCAGGTGGGGCTGCCCTCACCATCGGCGGTGGCGTGCTCTCCCAACAATACGGGGTAGAAGCCGCCACCGGCGGCGCCAAGCTCGGCGAGCAGTTCATGGAGAGCACTATCGGTGCACTCCAGTACGGTATCAGCGGCAGGATCGAAAAATCCCAACGCCAAACCGAAGACCGGCTCACTACTATCCAACGCCAGATCGACCAAAACAACCTCAACCTGGAGCTAGAGCGCGCCACTAAGGCGGTGGAATACCTTCGGCAAAAGGACAAGCTGACCGCCGAGCTGGAATACGCGAAACTCAAACAGGAGATCGAAAAAACCGACGACGAAAAAGTGCGGAAAGCACTTGCCGCCGCCGCGGAAGTAGAACGCCTCCGCTCACTCGCCACCACCACCGAGGTAGCGCAAACCGGGGAACTTCGCCAGCTCAACGCCACCCTGGCTGAACTCCTCGCGGTGACGAAACGCTCACTCGCTACCGGCTCCGGGCAGGTGGGGCAATTATCGGCAGTTGATGCGGTGCGCTACGAGCGAGCCCGAATCTAACAGAAAGGAGGCGCTATGATTGATCGGCGCTATTTAGTGCGGTACATCGCCCCCACGGGTAAATCTTGGGAGCTTTCATCTAGCACCTGGGTAGCGGGCATTCGCAGGGCCGGCATCAAAGAGCTGATTGGTCGGCCCGAAGCCACCGGCATCGAAACCCTTGGCGTACCGGGCAGAGCAATCGAAGGCCTCCGATTCCCAGCCATCGAAGGCTCCCTCGATCTTTTTGTGCGCGCCGGGCAGGGTTGGCATGCCCATGATATTTGGGCAGAGTTTCGTCATGATTTCTCCATCCTTCCGCCGTTGGGCACGCTCCAGATCGAGTCACCCATGGGCACTATGCACGCCCAAGTGAGGCTCAACGGTGCTCCGTCTGATCTGGAGGTTGATGATGCTACGGCCGATGTGTGGGCATTATCCATACCGCTTGCTATTGACGCTGGCTACTGGGAAACGACCCCATTCCGAAAAACCGGGAGCGTCACAGTGACAAATTCTGGTCAGGTGTACATATGGCCGGAAATCGTGTGGGAAGGGGCCGGTGGGAAAGTAACACTCCCCTCCAAGGCGGAATTCACCCTACC